TTCCCAAGAGCGTCGTCGCGCACCTGAGTTTAGGGAGCCTCCCATCAAGCAGTACAAACCTGGTCGCATGCAACAGATGGGACTCCTTGTTGGTGAGGGTGAGGAGCCTCTCCCCCTTTATGGAAAGGAGGTTCGTGGACGTCGTGATAGGTACCACTATTACACCACAACTGGTGGTGAAAACCTGTACCCTGTCCCAGTGAGCCTCGACTCTAGGGATTGCATGGATGACATTGGGTGTCAGGAAATGTACGGAAATGAATCGGTTTCGGTGACTGGCAAAACAGGTTCATTCGACGTAAAAATGTATCGAACAGATGATTTTTTCTAATTATTCAGATTCGGACTCAGATTTCATACGTTTTTGTACATCGTTTACAAGTGATGCACTTTGACTAGAAGAGCAACAGCATGAAACGGCACACGCTGCTAATAGTGGGGGTGATTTCATTGGCATTTTCATGATGAGCATTATACCGAGAATAGAACAAAGTAGAGATGCAATGGTCATCCCGAGTTGTGTGTTACCCATGGGTTCTCCAGAAGTTTTGAATAAACCTCCAATCATTTACTAGTTACCTAGATAATAAATGCTGTCGTATCACGTCGTACTCTCGTAGTGACAGGCTGGCACTCTCAGATACTTTTGACTTGAGTTGAATAAGTTCCCGAATCGTGGAATCATCCAAGTGTCTGAGAAAGTCCAACTTGGAGTGCATGTCGTCGAGTTGATTCGATTCCTTATTACCCTGTACGTACGGCCATGTGTGTCTTCTCAGTGATGCAACTTCAGTCTCGAGTTGTTTAATCCTAGGAAGTAGCACTCGGTGAATGAGCGTCTTCAGTTCATGGACATCCCCCATACTTGGAGATTCGTCCCATATCTTTAATTTCTCTGGTACTAATAAATGCAGTACAGAGACCTAAAAAATAAGGCGAAGAAGATGGGTCTACGTGTCACCAAGAATGTTGACGGGAAGCGTGTTAAGCTCACAACGAGGGAACTTCGCGCCAAAATTACGATGAACTTTGAGAATAGTGTTCGAAATGCTCAGAAGGTAATTCGTATGTGCCAGAGTGTCGTACCGGCGGCTACCACTGCGAGGGTCTCTGGTGTTCCACCACCCCCACCTCCACCTCCCATGGCTCCAAAGAGGCCTGTGCTAAACAACAAGCGCATGAAACTCATGGCGGAACTTAAGAACACTCTGAAAAAGAAGGGGTTGTCCAAGTAATTACGGACTTTCCATCGAATCTCCTGAATCGGTACCATCCCCCTTATAAAATATAAACGATTTGATAGTTCTGTCAGCACACTTTACAAACTCTGGACCCTTGTAAGTAAAGCTCGAACCCTTTGTTTTAGTTTCTGGGAACGTCTGTAATTTAAATCCTTCTGGAATGACAAATGATTTGATATCATTACCGTAAATAACATCAGTGTCATTTTTTAATTGATAAATTTCTTTATTCCCCCTTAAACCACACTCAGAAAAAGTAATTAGTTTAAATTCGGTGTAAGCTTCTTGTTTTATCTGATAAATTCTATCGAAATTTTGCTTTATCATAAATGTCGCAACTAAGGCAGCAAGGATAAGTATCATAACCGTAATAACTAGAGCTTTAGACATTTTATATTAGGTGTAGATTATAATAAGAAGGGGTTGTCCAAGTAATCACTCCTTCCTCACACGAATCCGATTAAACGACACACATCTTTCGGTGTGTGGTCCTGTATAAGACTTCTTAACTCCACCCTGTTCTAATGAAGAATTAGGATCTACGCTTATAGTGACATCCTCTCGACTATCGTTTGAATAAGTATCTACAGTAAATCCCTCTGGTATCACAATGGATTTGAGTGGGATTTCATACCCCGCCTCCGCTTCTACAAAATCAGGTGTTCCACCAAATTCAACTTTATTTTCACCTTTGTAGTCACATTCTAAATAGGCAACTACTGTATTTCCAAAAACTGGTTTATCGTGGTCATTGTTGGTACTACCAGTGCCATCACCCTCTTCACCACCCATCATTAGGGCAGCCATGGCAGATGAGGAACTACACATCATTAGTCCACCCATAACAATAAAGGGCATCATTTGAGACATATTATTATTATTATGTACACATATATTAAAATGGCAGGTGTTGCTGTTGGTCTCCTTGTACTTTCCTGCTGCTCCTCTTCAGCTGGGGCTGGTGGCTTCTTTGGTGGTCTCATCCCAGGAACAGAACCCCATTTTTTGAAAGTCACGAAAGCTAAGGAAATGAAGGAAATTGTTGCAGAACTGAAAAATTTTACTAACGACCATGAAACTCAAATCAAGACCAGGTTTCCTAATGCGGAACCAGACATGTCTAATTTAAGTGCCGAAGATAGGGCTGAATACATAACGATGGCGAAAGAAAAATTATCTAGTTTGAGAAATGGGGAGATTTGTGTGAAAGTGAAAGATAATACAGATGAAAATGGTAAATTTTTGGGTCAGACAGAGTTGAAAGAGTATGGTGATAACGTTTTTACATTAAATGGTACAAAAGGCAAAAACAAACTTTTTCGAGAGTATGTTGTTGGCTTTGATGAGGTTGATGATATGGTGGGTGTATGTATAGCGACTGACGAAGAGTTTAATGAACTCATCAATAGGTAATCACCACACCAAAACGTTTCTTCATAAACTTCCTGACACCCTCAAAGGTTGGAAAACTCCAGAGATACCAACGGGACCAGAAACCAGCCCCGTCGATACCGCTCAACTTCCAATCCTCCTTATCACTTGACGTGACGTCCAACATCATGTTCTGAATTTTCTTGGGTTCCCTCTCAGCTATGGTGCGTTTGGGGACACGTCCACCGTGACGAAGCACGTAGGAACGCATACGTGAAGGATTCTTGTGTTTGGTGTAGTCGGAATACCCACTGGCACCAAAGTCAACAGTCCTGCCGTCTTCTAAGATGGCTCTGAACTTCTTCTTACGATCAGGGCTTCTAATAATCTTGACGCGCATACTTATAGTGTACACACACTTTTTTAGGCGCAGCTCTTGCAGTAGCCCTCCTTCTTGGGGAGGAAGAAGAGGCGCTCGGGGCCACGCTTCACACGGTACATGTGGTCGTAGATGTGGAGGAGCGCCACGGTGAGGGCAAGGCTCGAGACGACGACACCGTTCATCTTACGGGAAGTGTAGGCATAGAGGGCAATGGTCGCGACGAGGATAATCTGAACGATGGTCAGCTTGGGGAGCGCAGGCATGGCGAAGCGCTTCTCGACGGTGTCGACCTCCTCGGTGGGCTCGGGGGTGACGTACTTAGAACGTTGTCCGTAAAAGGGCATTTTTATTATCTACTGAGAAAATAATGTGGCCTCTCATCCTGGTACCATTGGGTTTGGTACTTCATGACTATCTGAAGGCACCCATAGACCGCCTGTACTTTAACAACCCGAGACGTATCCTGATGGGTATGCAAAATGCTTTGGTCGACATACTCAGTGTCGTGTCCACACCTGAACCACCAGGACTTTGGCTCATTAAGGCACACTATGAGAAGATACGTGACGAATTTCAGAGAGTCTCACCCACTCTGAGACGACATCTCTTCCACGAAGCAGATGCATGGTTCGACAAGAATGATGGGTACTACTTCTACAGGGTTGAAGACTTTCCAGTGCTAAAAAGTCTCATCGACCAGATTCCCTCAATCCACAAAGAGACTGCCATGTTTGCTGTAGCGGAGGGACCCATGGTCATTCCACCACATCGTGCTGAATCAAATTGGCTTCTACGCTATCATCTTACTATAGAGAGTGGTGGTGATTGCACACTCTATACTACGAAGGGGGCGCACGAACATCGTGACGGTGAAGATTTCCTCTTTGACCACGCCAAATATCATGAAGTTGTCAAGAGGGGTCAAGGTAGGAGGGTTGTCCTCATTCTAGATGTCTACAGGTGTTTCTGACAAACCGCGATGTACATGTCACTCCCACCGATGAGCTCGAGCTTGGTGTCCTCAACGATTCTCTTTGTGAATGGACCAGGCTTACCGTTTCCACAACGCATACACAGGGCTGACAGCTTGGTGACTTCACTCGCCAGGGGAATACAATCGAGAATCTGACCCCACTTCCTCTGGAACGCATCGGCATCTAGACCTGCGATGATGACTTCCTTATCCGCATCTAGGCAGAAACGAACAAAGTGTAGCAGGTCAGGGAAAAACTGTGCTTCATCGACTGCGATAATCTCGGAATCTCCAAACACTTGTGTGTCTATGAGTTCCATGAGGTTGAACACTTTGTGACAGTCAAACTTGACATTGTCATGGGTCTTCAGAACTTCATCTGGGGAACGCGTATCCTTGGCAGAGTTGATGACCATGATTTGTTTACTGAGAACCTTGAGTCGCTTCAGTCTCCGAATGAGTTCCGAAGTTTTCCCAGAGAACATATTCCCCATGATGATCGAGAGTCCCATCCCACCTTTTT